GGGTATAAGCCTGTGCTGCATCCGGTTCCGGCAGTTCAGAAAACCAGGGGAAGGACACCGTCTCCTCCGTGACCTCAATCGGTGTGGAGGCAATGCCGAGGGCTTTTTTGATCAGATGCCCTTTGGCGTCCAGAATGCCCGTGAGATTGCCTACCTTTACTTTGTCGAGAGGGATTTCCACCGTAAGCCCCACGTTCGCCTCCTGCGGCTCGTTTTCGCCTTCCCCGGATAACTCCGCCTCCTGCGCCGCGAGCCAAGCCTGCGCCATTTCTGGAGGCGCTGCGGCAATCCCTCTGTCCGCCAGCCGTTCCAAAAGGTTCTCCATCTCATCATCCGGAAAGCTGTCGTCATATTCCAGGACACCGTCCTTAGTTACCGTAAATGTGCCGATTTCATAAGCTGCGCTTGGCATTCCTTTGTACTTGGGCCTTATCCCCAAGATTTCTCCCAGGGCGTTTACCAGTTCTTTCCGCTCAGCCCCGGTTCTGTGAAATTCAATTCTCATGTTGTGTACCTCCTTTGTTTTTCGGTACTACATTAATCACTCTAAGCGGCAGAAATAGCAAGTGAATCCGCTGTAGAATACCTCACAATAAAAAGTCCGGGAATTGTGCGTAGTACACAATGCCGGAAAGGACAAAGTAAACATTGGGCAGGGCCACGCCGTTGCCCCACATCTTGTACTCCGCAGAATCGGAATGGGGATTTTGCAGCCATTTCATAAGCTGCTTATCCGTCTTCGGCTTGGAAGATGTCCCCATGATCTTCCGATGGGTTTCAAACACCTCCCGCCAGAAAGCAAGCTCGTTCACAGTGGGTTCCGGGGTTTCCAATCCGGCGCACCACCAGTCAGGGAATCCCTGCAGCCTTGCGCACTCGGTGGGTGTCAGCCTGCGAACAATGTATTCCACGGTTCTCCCGCATTCCGTCTGCTCCCTGTCGTTGACCACCGGCGGGTCTTTATAATCCGTAGCCACCAGCGTATTTGCCAGTTCTTCCTCCGCCCGTGTGAAATGGGAGTTTTTACTCGTGCAGTAGGTAGGGTAAGCGACAGCGTGACGGTCTGCTCCAGTCAGGCTGAAACACACATCCTCATTGACGCCGCTGCCCTGGGGACCGTTCCGGTCATCCCTCCCGATCATGGAACCCTGCACCGCGACCACGGCAATGCCACCCTGGTTGCATCCCGGATTCCCGCCATTGGCATCCAGTGTCCGGGAGGTATCCGCCTCATAAAAACCGCTGTGGGGATTATCCGACTTCATGGCATTGCTGTCTTTGGAACAGATGCCGTAAGCCTGCACCACCAGTTCATTGCAGCGGCTTTCCCCTACATCAAAGGTATTCAGTGTGTTCGCCACCTCCCCTTCCTTCCATGTAGGGGCGTCCCCTTTGAAGTGCCCCCGATACCCTTTGCAGAACGGCACGAACACAGCCTGGTCATTGTTGCAGGAAAGCGTCGCCGATTTATCCTCCTGGATCAGCGCACCTTTGCCGCCGCCCTCGCAGCCGGAACGGATCTTCAGCGTCTTGGGCGTTTCCACCACAAAAGGCTGGTTATTCCCACCCATGCCGTAGGTGGCATTGACTGTGGGGGCTGTTTCAATGGGGCCCGTGTATCTGGTATCCTGGGAGTGGTTCTCAAACATTGCCACCGCCGCCGGGACCGTGCCGGCCCGCAGGGTAGGGGAGATCTCTTCCTCATAGCCGATCCCGTGCGCCTTTGCGGAATGCTCCGTGCAGAAACCCGCCGCCTCCAATACGCAGGGCGGATGCCCATGCTCCTGCGCCCGCAAGGTAGCGGAAACCTCCTCCGTCACATCCATGCGGTTGCCGCCCTGGTCGTTTAGGCAGATGCCGCCTGCTGCTCCAGGGCAATCCGCAGCACCTCCGGCAGCTCCTTGCCACGCACGGAAGCCCTCCGCAGAATACCCTGACAGGCCTTCGGACTCAAATAGTATTTTTCCGGCACTCCCGCCTGCAAGATCTGCGACAAGGTAGATGCGTTTTCTTCGCTGGGGGACTCCCCAAAATTGGGCGTCAAGCACCCGCCATGCCAGGGAAAACCCGTCTGCCACGACACTTCCGGCGCTGCTCCACTTTCCCTTTGGAGGTCCAGGAACAGAAACACCTTCCCCTTTGATGGAGCAGACCGCTTCGAGGACTGCCTTGAAATCCTCCCCTTTGTTTGATGAGAAGGCTCCCGGCACGTTCTCCCACACGATAAATCTTGGATAGTTTCCATCTGTTGCACACCTCATTTCTTTCACGATCCGCACCGCTTCGTAGAAAAGGCAGGACTGGCTCCCGTCCAGCCCCGCCCGTTTGCCCGCCACCGACATATCCGTACATGGCGAGCCGAAGGTAATGATGTCCACCGGCTCCACCCGGTCCCCGTGGACTGTGGAGATATCGCCAAAGTGCCTCATCTGCGGCAGGCGCTTTGTGGTCACCCGGATGGGGAACGGCTCGATCTCCGATGCCCACACCGGGGTGATCCCGGCAAGCAGGCCGCCCAGAGGAAAACCCCCGGAGCCGTCAAACAGGCTGCCGAGGGTCAGTTTCTGTAAAGCCGGTGTATCTCCGCCGCCGGTGCCGGAGTCCCTTCTATGGATATATATAGCGTCCACTATCTCTCCACCTCCTTTGCCAGCTCGGAGTAAGGAATCTGCTCTCCGTCCCGCAGCACATACACATTTTCCGCATCCCCAGTATCTTCCACATACCTGCGGAGGATGACGGAGGCATACTTTTCATCCAGCTCCATCATGCAACAGATGCGGTTCAACTGCTCACAGGCCATCAGCGTGGAGCCACTGCCCCCGAAAGTATCCAGGACGATGGCATTCTCCTGGGAAGAATTGCAGATGGGATAGCCCAGCAGGTCCAGGGGCTTGGAGGTAGGATGGTTCTTGTTCCTCTTCGGCTTGTCGTAGTCCCAGATGGTGGTCTGCCTGCGGTCGGAATACCAGGCGTGTTTCCCACCCTTCTTCCAACCAAAAAGAACAGGCTCATGCTGCCACTGGTAATCGCTGCGGCCAAGCACAAGGCTGTTCTTTACCCAGATGCACACCCCTGCCAGGTGGAACCCGGCATCGATAAATGCCTTCCTGAAATTCAAGCCTTCCGTATCGGCATGGAACACATAAGCGGAGCCGCCGCTTTCCAGATGCTTCGCCATGCACTGGAATGCTGTTAGGAGAAAAGTGTAAAATTCTTCATCCTTCATGCTGTCATTCTGAATCGTCAGCCCGTCGGAGCTTTTAAAGGATACCCCATAGGGCGGGTCCGTCACGATGAGGTTCGCTTTCTTCCCATCCATGAGCGCCGCCACATCTGCCGCACTGGTAGCGTCCCCGCACATTAGCCTGTGCCTGCCCACCGTCCAGATGTCCCCGCGCTCCACAAAGGATGCTTTCTCTAAAGCCGCCGTCAGGTCGAAATCGTCATCCTTCGCACTCTGCTCCTCCCCGGCAAACAGGTCGGCAATCTCATCCTCGCCAAACCCGGTCAGGGACACATCAAAGTCCGCGCCCTGCAGGGCTTCGATCTCAATGCGAAGCAGTTCCTCATCCCATCCGGCATCCAGCGCCATCCGGTTGTCTGCCAGGATGTAGGCTTTCTTCTGTGCCTCACTCAGATAGTCCACAAACACACACGGCACTTCCGCGATATGTTCTTCCTTTGCCGCCAGCACTCTGCCGTGACCGGCTATGATGTTAAACTCCCGGTCAATGATGACGGGATTGATAAACCCGAACTCCCGCAGAGAAGAGCGCAGCTTCGTGAGCTGCTCCGGAGAGTGTGTCCGGGCATTGTTGATATAGGGAATCAGCTTCTCCACCGGGACAAGCTGCATTTCTGTTGTCATTTTACCCATCAGCCATTCCTCCGTTTCAAAACCCTCTGGAGCCCTTTCCGCGCATCCATCACATTTCCCTTTAGTGCCTGCCCCCGGATGGTGCGGTACTGCTGCTTTGTCAGGCTGCGCTTATTGGTTTTCAGTGTATTTAAAAATTCTGTCAGCTCTGTTTTCATCTCAGTTTCCTTTCCTTGCGCGGAGCAGACGTTCCATCACGTCATCCTGGGGCGTATTCCCGGTAAACTCCACCGAGCAGTTCTCCTTGACGATCTGGTAAATCTGCATCCAGCAATAGTTGGTCTGTTTCATGTAAGACTGGCTCATGGACACATAGGGGGAGGCAATCGCCGCCCCGGTGGTGGGATGCTTTGCCAGAAAGCCCGTGGAGGAAACAATCTCCTCGCACTGTATCCACCGGGATACGCTCATGGCATACTGCTCCACCATCTGCACCGTGACCAGCTTTTCGCAGCCCCTGGCCTTCAGCCAGAGGAACGTCTCATGATAGACCTCCTCCGCCACCAGCTCCCGGCCGCTTTTCTGCGGGGATTTCAGGAAATCCTTTACAGGCGGCACCTCCGCGCCCTCCAGCGTGGCAGG